TGGATACAAAGACCAGGAAGCGAGACGTAGTTTATAGTAGAATGTATGCTGCTAAATTCTTAAGAATGCACACGACATTTTCACTTGAGAAAATCGGTACTTTTTTAGGCAATAAGAATCATGCAACGGTTTTATATTACGTTGGTGTGTGCGAAGATCTTAAAAAAGATAAAGTATTCCTGACTTGCACAAATGAAATTGCAAACCGATTGAATTATTGCTTTATCAATCAATATGAAAAGGAAACTTTAACATGGTTGGAGCTTCAAGTTTTGAAATGTGAATCTTATCAAGACTTGAAAAAATTACAAACTACAATTTTGGAGAAACAACCGGATGAAAATTACTTTGAGATGGAAGAAATGTTGGTTTTGGTGTGAAATGGTGCGCAATCTATGTATGATTTTTCCGATAAGTTCACACCTAATTCTTATTGTTTATAAAGTATGTAGAGCTTTTAATGTGCGAAATTGCGCAGTTCACAGTTGGAAAAAAATATTTATTTTAATGTGAAATTTTTTAATTTTTTCGCTAGGTGCGCAATTTCACACCACGAAAACGCTGTAAGCCACGCCACCACTCATTATCAGGTGCGCAACCATCGGAAAAAAACGACAAAAATTGCGCAGTAGGTTCACACCTAGAAAAATATTAAAAAAAAGTATTGTTATTTTGTTTATTTCAATTAATTAGTTAACTTTACACTATGATTGTGCCGTCCACATTAGCAATCAAAAGGAAATTTTAATTAAAACCCTTGTAAATGATCAGAGTGGACGCTGAGATTTTGCATGGGTTTTTTTTATTTAAATATGGTAGGAATTTATAAAATTACAAATCCAAAAAAAAATGTGTATATTGGTCAAAGCGTAGATATTGAACGTAGATTTATTGATTATAAAAAATCTTTAAAAAAATCACAAATTAGGCTTTATAATTCTATTAAAAAATATGGATACGAAAATCATGTTTTTGAAGTAATTGAAGAATGTGATATATCTTTACTAAATGAAAAAGAAAGGCATTGGCAAGATTTCTATAATGTGATATCAAAAAATGGTTTAAATTGCAGGTTAACTAAGACTAATGATAAATCAGGTAGGCTAAGTGATGAAACTATTTTAAAATTAAAAAATAGAGATACTACATATATGATTGGAAATTCATTTAGAACTGGAATAAAACATTCAGATGAAATAAAAAATCAGATAAAAAATACATTAATTTTAAATGCAAGGTCTTCTAACTATAAAAACGCAATGACAGGAATGACAGGTAATAAAAATCCGTTTTTTGGTAAAAAACATACTAAGGAATCTTTATTAAAAATGTCACAATCACAAAAAATAATTAGCTCTAAACATTTATTAAAGTATAATTTATATAGATCATATTTATTATTAGATACTTTTACAGGTATTTATTACAATTCTATAAGTGAGGCAAGTGAAATATTAAATATAAATAAATCAACTTTAAAGGCTATGCTTTCAGGTAAATTTAAAAACAAATCTAACTTAATAAAAGTATAATGGATAAAAATAAATTAAAATATTTAGCTTACATGGGGTATTCTATAATACCTTGTTCTTTAGATAAAGTTCCAATTGGAGCGTGGAAAAAATATCAAAATCAATCTAGGACTATTGATGAAGTAGATAGATTAGAATCACCACTTTATGGCATGGTTACTGGATTCAATGATTTAGAAGTTTTAGATATTGATTTAAAAGTTTTGCATACTGCTAATGATCAGCGAGATTTTTGGAATGAATTTATAAGTTTTGTTAGTGATAATATATATGCATTTAATGAAAAGTTTGTAATATCTAAAACAAAAAATAATGGTTATCACATACTTTATAGGTGTAAAAAAATAGAGGGTAATCAAAAATTAGCTAAACTAAAAGATTCAAATCAGGCAATTTTTGAAACTAGAGGCGAAGGTGGTATGGTAATAATTTATGATAGTTTTTTTTCTGATTTAGAATATAAAGATATACAAGAAATAACTATTGAAGATAGAGATATTTTATTAAGCTGCGCAAGAACGTATAATTTTATTCCATTAAAGGAAGAAATTAAAGTAGACAAAAAAGAATACATCGGAGACAATGAAAACGATATAACGCCATGGGAAGACTATAATTCAAAACATTCATGTACTGACTTGATGGATTCCGATTTTTCAATTGTGAAATCATTGAATGATAAATACGTAATTAAACGGCATAACTCAGAAAGTCCACATTCGGGCTATGTGTACAAGTCGAATGGATGTATGTATTTATTTTCAACAGGTACACAATATCCTGCGGAAAAACTTATTTCACCATACGCATATTTTACATATAAATTTCACAATGGAGATTTTAAAGAAAGTGCTAGTGATTTATATCAAAAAGGCTACGGCTCAAGAAAGGTTAAGGTAATAGAGAAAATCGAAAAGACAGTAATTGACAAAGAAAAATTAGTGTTTCCTATTGAAATTTACCCTATGAATATTCAGCAATACATTCTGGAATCACATCGTACATTAGGCTTATCAATTGACTATATGGGTTCTTCTTTATTATGGCTTATTTCTGTTATAATAGGTAACACAATGCGAGTTGAGGTTAAGAAAGGTTGGATTGAAAGTTGCGCCTTATGGATTTCAGTAGTCGGAAAGCCGGGGATTGGTAAGACGCCTTCAATAAGTCAAATGATTTATCCATTAGAAAAGCTAAACAATAGAGAAATAAGAAACTACATTAAGCAACAACAAAAATTTCTTGAATACGAAACAAAAAACAAGGAACAAAAATCCTATTCAGAAGAAATAAAACAGCCTAAGAAAACGCAATTCATAGTTAATGACATTACGCTAGAGGCACTTGTTGAAATTCACGAAGAAAATAAAAATTCAATAGGTGTTTTTAAGGATGAACTTGCGGGGTGGTTTAAAGATATGAATAAGTATCGAGCAGGTTCTGACTTAGAATTTTGGTTGTCATGCTGGAGCGGTAAATCAGTTTCAATGAATAGAAAAACTGCAAAAAGTTCTTTTGTAGATAAGCCTCACATTCCTGTTTTGGGTGGAATACAACCGGGTATATTTGACCAATTTAATACAGAGGATAATAAGGAAAATGGATTTTCAGATAGGATGCTAATTTCTTACCCAGATTTGTTTGTAGACAATTATAACACAAACATAATGGATGAAGAGATAATCGAATGGTATAGCGCTTATATAGTTAGATTCTTTGACAATATAAAACGCGATAAGCTCAAATTTAACAACGACGAAGACATTGAGCCAATGATTGTTCCGTTTTCTAGTACTGCAAACGTTGAATGGATTAGGATTTTCAATAACATTACAGAACTTCAAAATTCAGACTACGAAAATGAATACATGAAGTCAATGCTTCCAAAACAAAAGAGTTACATTCCTAGATTTGCGCTATTAATTAATTGTTTGTGGGCGTATGATAATCCAGAATCATGCTGTTATGAATTGATAAGCAAGGATAATATTTTAAGAGCTGAAAAATTGTCCACTTATTTTATAAATATGTCAAAGAAAGTTAAAATTGACAGCAAAGATAATAACGAAATTAAAAAAGTGATTAAAGCTGGAGAAGGTAAAAGTAAACAGGATATTTTCACGGCTATGTATAGAGATAATTCTGAATTAAACAGGTCTCAAGTTGCTGAGATGCTAGATGTTTCTCGAAGAACGCTATTGAATTGGATTAAAAAACTAGAGGAATGAAATTAAGAGACTACCAAATAGATATAGCACAACAAGCTGCCAAAATACTTAAAGAAAAGTACATAGTTTACATTTCTGCGGAAGTTAGAACTGGTAAAACATTAATGGCTTTGAATACTTGCAAACTATATAATGCCAAAAACGTATTGTTTTTAACTAAAAAGAAAGCCATCGATTCAATCCTGCAGGATTATACTAATTTTGGTTATGCGGATTCGTTTGAATTAACTGTAATTAATAACGAGTCAATGTCGAAAGCTGTAGGTAATTTTGATTTAATTGTACACGATGAATCGCATAGGTTTGGAGCATTCCCAAAGGCTGGTAAATATGCAAAGGAATTTAAGTTTAGATTTTCTAGTTTGCCTATTATATTATTGTCAGGAACACCAACGCCAGAAAGTTTTAGTCAAATATATCACCAGTTTTGGATTAGTAGATTTTCTCCGTTTAAATATCCTAACTTCTATAAATGGGCGCATGATTTTGTTAATGTAACGCAAAAGAATTTAGGCTACGGAATGGTAAATGATTATTCAAGCGCCAAAGAAGCCGAAATAAAAGCAGTTATTGAGCCGTATATGTTAACTTTTACGCAAGAGAAAGCAGGATTTACAAGTAAAGTTAATGAACATATACTTAAGTGTAAGATGTCAGATACTACTTACAAGCTATGTGCGCAACTTAAAAAGGATTTAGTTGTGATTGGTAAAGATGAAACAATACTAGCAGATACAGCCGTTAAATTGATGAGTAAATTACACCAACTTTATAGCGGAACTATTAAATTTGAAAGCGGAAACGCAAAGGTAATTGATGATTCAAAGGCAAAGTTTATATTTGAAAAGTTTAAAGGTGAGAAGATAGGTATATTTTACAAGTTCAAAGCTGAATTAATAGCGTTAAAGGATGTTTATGGAGACCAATTAACAACCGATTTAGACGAATTCAACAATACAAATAAGGTTATAGCCTTACAAATTGTTTCGGGGC